GCCCAGGCCCACACCCGGTCCATGAGCTCGCTGTACTGCTCGCGGTTGAGCTCCTCCGTGCTCCGGCGGCGCGAGCGGACGATCACCTCCCCCGTTCGCGGAGAGACGATCTCGGTCTCCACGGAGCCGAGGAACTCCTGGCAGAGCAGTTCCTTGATCTCGGCGGCCGTGTGGCCCGTCTGCTCGGCGATCTCGCCGAACCAGAGGTGCAGCGTTCCTCGCTGCTCGCGGGACTTCCTGCGCTTGTACAGGCGGACGTGCACCTCGACCGCGGCGCCCTTCTCGAGCACGCGACGCGCATCGGTGAACGCCCGGCGCATGGCCGGCGCAAGCTGCTCGAGCGTCCGGACGACCTCGCCGCTCACGCGCCGTCCTCCTCGTCCACATCCGGCTGGCTCGCTCGGTCCCGCGCCTCCATGGCGAGCAGCAGCTGCACGGCGTGCTCCAGCATCGCTTCCTGCGACACCAGCAGCTCCGTCTCGCCGGTACCGTGCGCCATCGGCTCGTCCGGGCCGAGCACCGCAGCGAGGGCGTGACTGCCCATGAAGGCGCCCAGACCGACCTGCCGCTGCGCGGCCCGCTGGTCCACGACGAACTGCTCGATGCGCACCCGGTACAGCACGAGCCGGTGCTTCTCGCCGGTCAGGTCACAGGGACGCAGGTCGCGCTGGTAGAGCTTCGAGCCCTTCATGCCGCGGCCGCCTTCCCGACCATGTCCTGCTGACGCGGGTGGCAAGTGAAGGCGAGCCACTCGCCCAGGCGCTCGTGCAGCTCGCTGGTCTGATCCCCGCCGACGTCCGACTGCACGCGCAGCGTGACCTTCGCCATGCCGCCGCCGACGATCACGATCCGGGCCTTCGAGATCTTCGCGGACCCGAGCAGGACCCAGTCGTCGTCGACGCCCTCGTTGCCGATCTCGACCCGGTGCTCCTCGAACACCGTCTCGCCGAGCGCGATCTCGTTCCCGGGCGGGAGCAGCGGCGTGCGCTCGTTGTTCTCGTGCCAGAGCTGCAGCGGGAGCCCGCCCCAGAGCTGAGCCACCTGGTCGGCGTCCAGCTCCATCTCGAGCTTCAGGTCCACGGCCGGAACCTTGTCGTCGCCGTGGTTCTCCTTCCGGCAGTTCACGCTGCTGAGCTGCGCGGAGACGCCGCGGAGGGTCAGTTCGTTCGCCATCGTCGATCTCCTGGCGGCCCGTGGCCGCGCGTCGTGAGGTCAGTCGAGCATCCGGCGCAGCGCGTCGATCTCCGCCCTCGCCCGCTTCGGATCGGAAGCCTTCGCCGCCAGCTGCCGATGGATCGGCGCGGGCCGGTGCGCCAGCGGGATCCGCGCCACGGCAAGGAACTGGGCCGGCGTCGGCGGGAACGAGTCCGTCCACGCCGTGAGCATGTGCCGCAGGCCGTGGCGGACCTCGTCGCGCCCCAGCCCAGCGATCACGGACTCCCACATGCCGTCGTCCGTGTCGCCGTACCGCGAGGTCCACGAGTTCCCGAAGATCCGGGTCATGTGGACCCAGAAGTCAGCCGTCCTGCGCGAAGCGTTGCTCCCAGGCGCGTCGGACACGGTCTGCGGGGCGCTGCTTGCCGCCGTTCGGTTTTCGGCCATGGTCGTCTCCGGTCACCCAGCTCGCCTTGAACCCGCGCCAGCCGCGGGCCATGCACTCGCCGAGCGCATCGGGCGGATCGAGTCCGGACTTCCGGATCTCGGCCGCCATCCGGGCCCAGGCGGTCTCGGTCAGGGGGGCCTTGCGCTTGCGGTACGCCAGGAACTCCGACGCGAGCTCGGTCGGCACGTCCGGGAAGTCCTCCCGGATCCGGCCTGCGGTCACCGACGGAGCGCTCGAGCGCGACTTCCCCCCTGGGGGGGTTAGGGGGGGTAGTTCCTGGTTACTTCCTGGTTCGGGTGACACCGGTGTCACCGGTCCGGTGACATGGGTGTCACCGGTGGACGCATGACCAGTGTCATGGGTGTCACCGGTTAGTACCTGCTCACCGGTGACATGGGTGTCACCGCTTTCCGGGGAACTGGTGACGTCGGTGTCACCGGTGACATGGGCGTCACCGGTGACGTGGGTGTCACCGGTCGGGGGCGTCTGAAGCATGTAGCGGGTGCGCGAACCGTTCGTCTTCATCGAACGAACGAAGCCCTGAAGCTCGAGCGACTCGATGCACCGGATGGCCTGGCGCTTCGAACAGAGCGCCTCCTCGGCGATGGTCACCATGGAGGGATCGCAGCGGCCCGTGGACCGGTTGTGGTGGTCGGCGAGCGACAGGAGGACGAGCTTCTCCGTCGCCGTGCGCGGCTTCTGCTGCATCGCCCAAGTCAGCGCCTCGAGGCTCACGGCACCCTCCCCGGCCCGATCGCGCACCGATCCAGGTGAGCGCTCATCGGCTACGCCGCTCTCGCTGGCGCACGACGACGAGCCGCAGCAGCGCGCACATCGCGACCGAGCGCAGCTCGTCCTCCGGGAGCGAATCGGCAAGACCGATGACGGCCTTCGCCGGGTTGCCGCTCGCGAGCGCTTGGTCGATCCTCGCCTCTGCCGATCGAACGGGACTGCGAGGCCATGCCTTGATCACCATGTCAGCCACCTGCCCGCACTCTGCGTGTGGGGTGTTCGGCGAGTTCACCCAGTTCGGACACGCGTTGATTGACCCGACCGATAGAAGGGCCGAGCAGGACTGGGTTCTTTCCATGAGGTGCCCTAGCTGCGGCAGAGCTATGTGTGTCGAACTCGCGCTGAATGCCTTGGCGCGAGATGCGATGGCTGGCGGCCGGGTCCCGCTGAGGAACCTCGAGTCGATCGGCCACGCGTCTCTGTTGCGCGTGTACCCAACCGCGGATTCGATAAGCGCACCCGATTCGACACCACAAGAGGTCGCGCACTTTTTCCTGCAGGCGAAGCGCTCGATACGCGAGAACCCGGATGCGGCAGTGCTGATGGCGAGGAGGACTCTTGAGGTGGCCACTCTCCTTCAGCTCGAGGTGTCGTCGACCGACGAGTCGGAGCGGAATTCCTTCCGGAAGCTGACCCTCTTCAAGCGCATAGACGCACTCAATGAGCGCCGCCGCATCACGCCGCTTCTCGCGGAGTGGGCGCACAGCCTGCGGCTCGACGGGAACGAGGCCGCGCACGGGATGGCTCCTGTGGATCCCGCAGACGCAGCTGAAGCCGTGGATTTCGCCGAGGTGTTCCTGACGTACGTGTTCACCATGCCGGCGCGCATCGCGGCGCGGCGGATCGCTCGAGAGCCTGCGGCCGACGAAGGCAACGCTGCCGCGCCGACCCAAAGCGGCGCCTAGTACAGCTTCGCTCTCGCAGTGCCTACGGGCCTGCTGAACGTCCGCGACCATCACGAGAGCGTCACACCCTTCAGGCGGGCCAACTCCGCCTCGAGTTCCGCGATGCGGTCGTTCTGCTCGCTGACCAAGTACTTCTCGACCAGCCACAGCACCGGCTCGGTGTCTCCCGTGACGCGGACGTACGTCTCGAGGTCGTCGAGCGTGAAGCGCGCCGAGTCGTCCGGGTGCTGCGAGAGCTTCCGAGAGAGGTGCGACGGCGAGTAGTCCATGTCCGCCGCGATGGCCTTCTGCGGCGACTTCTGCTGATGCACGCGCGCCTGCACATACTCTCGGCAAGTCGGATAGTTACGAGTCCGGCCCGGTTCGAAGTCGAGGGCAAGCTGCATTTTCTGTTTCCCCCACTTTCCTGTTGTTTCCGGTCGAATCTCCGGACGCTTTGAGGCCCCGGCCCGATCCCCAGCGGCAAGGACGGGAGGAAGGACGGGACCGGGCCGGGGTTCAGGCGGCGGACTGCGAGGGAGCTAGGCGCTTGTGCTCTTCGAGCCAGATCTGCTCCCCGTCCTCGACCACGAAGATCAGCCGAGAGGAACGCACCATCTGCGATACAGCCCCCTGCGTGATGCCCACCGCGCGCGCCAGCCTGCCCTGCGTGTGGTCAGGCTGAGCGAGCCAATCGATCAAAGGGGTGCGAGAAGTCATGCCTAAACAATAGTCCGACTATTTCATTGAATCAATAGCCTGACTCGTGGATTGACGATTAGCAGGGCTATAGCGTATGACCATGGCTACAGACACTTCGAAACGCCGCCCTGCGGACCCGGAAGAAGCTCGACGCTTGAAGCGCGTCTGGGAGCGATGCCGCCAGGAGCGACGTGCGCGCGGTGAGAGCCTGACGCAGGAAAGCGTCGGGACTGCGCTCGGGATCACTCAAGGAGCCGTCAGCCACTTCCTCAATGGGCGCACGCCAGTTCCGGACACGCTCCTGCTTCGGATGGCGGAGCTTCTGCGCTTTGACCCGCGGGACGTTCGGCCAGAGATCCAGGCGCTCCCTGCGTGGATGCTCGACGCGGGCGCCGCCGCGCCCCCGGACGGTTTCTCAGGGGACAACGTCTCCCCTGCCCGGTCTGTGCGCCGAGTGCCGCTGGTCTCGTGGGTTGCTGCGGGACGATGGGGAGATGCGGAGGATCCGTATCTTGTAGGCGAGGGACATGCCGAGGTGAACGTCTACGACCGAGTCGGTCCGCGTGCATTTGCGCTGACCGTGCGCGGCGAATCGATGACCGCGCCGTCTGGACTGCCGAGCTTCCCGGCAGGAACCACGATCATCGTCGATCCTGACGTTGAGGCGCAGCCCGGCCGGTTTGTGGTCGTGCGCCTAGAAGGTGACGACGAGGCGACCTTCAAGCGGCTGTCCGTTGACGGCGGTCGCACGTTCCTGGAGCCGCTGAATCCGCGTTATCCGGTCATCGAGGTGGATCGCCCGATGACCATCGTAGGCGTCGTCACCCACATCACGCAGATGGCCGTCGTCTAGGAGGGACCCATGGACAACCTTACTCTGCGGCCTGCATGGAGGAACTGGTGGGGCGCGTTCTTCGTTGCACCGGTCCTGCTGCTTCTGTTCATCGTAGCGGGCATCGGCGTGGCATCCACGTCGAGCAGCTCCACGGCCGATCTGGCAACCCCACTGTCGCTCGCGGCGGTCATGGTGGTGTGGATGCTGTCTGGAGTCTGGGGCCGCTTCTCGCACAAGTACGAAATCGCGGCTGATCGCATCACGCAACACGAAGGCATCATCGCTAGGAGGCAGAACAGCCTTCGCGCTGCGAACATCCGTAGCGTTCAACTCTCCCAGGGCCTCGTGCAGCGGATTTTCGGCGTCGGGAACCTCGAGTTCTACTCCGCCGGCGACCGCGCAGAGGTGCGGTTCATCGGCGTTCATCAACCGGTCATGCTGCGCGATCGCATCGAATCCATGATCGGCGGTGGATCGCATTAACCAGTAGTTCACCCTCCCCGCGCCTCGGGCCTCTCCAAGAGGACCGCTCATCGTTTCGCGACGAGAAAATATTCGAGCTATTGCCCTCTAGAATTAGTCTGGCTATTCTTTCCGCATCGACCACGGAGGAGCAGCCCGATGACCTTCCTGATCCTCGCAGCCTGCATCGCCCTGGGAATCATCCTCGGCCGCGCCGTGGCGCGCGGCCTGCACCTGACGCGCTGAGGAGGCGGCCATGAGCATCGTCGAACACGCAACGGACGCAGGGACCCGCTACCTCGTCGTCACGGAGCGCGGCGCCATCGTCGGCGACTACGAGCACCTCACGCTCGCGATCATCCACCAGATGCTCGGGAGGGCGATCTGATGGAGCGCGTCCACCCGACCATGGCCGACGCCCTGCGGGGCGTGGCGCCCTCCTCCGACTACGACCCTGCCTGCGACGAGGCGGAGCGCCTGGAGCGCATGGCCGAGCGGGACGAAGCGCGCCACACCGAGGCACTCGAGGAGGCCCGCGAGCTCCTGGCAGATGGAGACTCGGCCCGCCTCGTGGAGCTGCTCGGACCCGAGCGTCTCGCCGAGATCGTCTGCGAGCACCTCGAGCACAGCGTCGTGGAGGACGAGATCGCCGAGATGATCGCCGAGCCCATGCCGTGGACGCCGTGCTCGGCGCAGGCGGCGGTTCGGGCTTCCATCGCGCACCTGGACGACGCCCTCGCCACGGACTGGAAGCGGATCCAGGACGTCGACGCGCTCGCCCGCGTGATGGCCAACGTGATGGGCCGCGTGCAGGTCGCACGGTCGCGACTCCGCGCGCTCGAGCCCACGGACTACGTCATCCGGAGGGCTTCGTGATGCGCTGGACGCACGTGCACCGACTCGTCGAGGAGATGCGCCGGGCATGGCGCGAGGCCGAGGAGCGCGAGGAGCGCGAGCTCGCAGAGCAGCGTCATCGCGATGCCGTGGCCTGGCGCGCCCGCCTCTGGTTCCGTCAGCACGGGCTGCTCGAGGTGAAGTCCCAGCGGCACTACTTCCCGCGCCGCGCGGACACGTGGAGCAGCAGCACGGGAGGTGCAGCATGAGCACCGCAGTCAGCGAGCACCGCCCGAACAGCGGTCTGGTCGTGCGGATCGGAGAGCGCTTCGGCGTACAGCCGGAGAAGCTCCTCAGCACGCTGAAGGCGACCGCCTTCCGCGTGAACAACGGCCCGGAGCCCACGAACGAGCAGATGATGGCGCTGCTCGTCGTGGCGGATCAGTACAAGCTGAACCCCTTCACGCGCGAGATCTACGCGTTCCCCGACAAGCAGAACGGGATCGTCCCGGTCGTAGGTGTGGACGGGTGGTCTCGGATCATCAACTCGCACCCGCAGTTCGACGGCATGGAGTTCCGGTACTCCGAGAACATGGTCACGCCGGAGGGTGCGTCCTCCGCTTGCTGGGAATGGTGCGAGGTCATCGTCTACCGGAAGGATCGATCGCACCCGATCGTCGTCCGAGAGTACCTCGACGAGGTCTATCGGCCTCCGTTCAAGACCCGAGACGGGCGCGAAGTGAAGGGCCCCTGGCAGAGCCACCCGAAGCGGTTCCTGCGCCACAAGACGACGATTCAGGGAGCTCGGCTGGCGTTCGGCTTCGTCGGCATCTTCGACCAGGACGAGGCCGAGCGCATCGCCACCATGGAGCCCGTCGCTCCTGCCGCACCCCCGGCTCGCGCTGAGCTCGCGCCCTACCCCGACGAGGACCTCGTCGCGAACCTGCCGAAGTGGCGCGAAGTGATCCAGTCAGGCCGCCGCACCCCCGACCAGATCATCGCGATGGTCGAGACGAAGGGCAGCCTCTCCGATGAGCAGCGCGAAGCGATCCGGAACTGCGCCGCGGTGGACGCGGAGAGCGAGGAGGTGGACCCCGACGGCCCGATCCCCGGGCTGGATGACGACGACCCGGCGAGCGAAGGAGGTGCCCGGTGAGGATTCTCGACGTAGTTCAGGGAACGAAGGAGTGGGAAGAGGCGCGGGCGCAGTACCGGACCGCGTCCGAGGCGCCCGCAATGATGGGCGCCAGCTCCAACGTCTCGCGGTCGGATCTCATCCGGGCCTACGCCACCGGCATGGGGCAGGAGATCTCCGACTTCGTCCGGCAGGTCGTCTTCGAGCGCGGGCATGAAGTCGAAGCGCTCGCCCGGCCGATCGCCGAGGGGATCGTCGGGGAGGAGCTGTTCCCGGCGACCGTCGTCGAAGAAGGATCCGGTCTTCTCGCCTCCCTCGACGGCTGGACTGTGGGCGGCGATGTCGTCTGGGAGTGCAAGCAGTGGAACAAGCAGAAGGCGGCACAGGTCCGCGATGGGGCTGTGCCGGAGGAAGACGTGTGGCAGGTCGTCCAGCAGCTCGTCGTGACGGGTGCCGAGCGCGCGCTCTACATGGTCTCCGACGGGACCGAGGAGCGGACGGTCTGGACGTGGTTCTCGCTTCCCGACGGCGCGACGACGGACCTGCTCGCAGGGTGGGCGCAGTTCGACCGGGACCTCGCCGCGTGGCAGCCAGAGGAGGCGCCGACGGAGGCCGTGGGCCGCTCTCCTGACGCTCTGCCGGCGCTGCGCATCGAGGTCCAGGGCGCCGTCGTCGCGTCGAACCTCGGCGCCTTCCGCGAGCACGCCCTCGAGGTCTTCCGCGGCATCCGCACCGATCTGGCGACCGACGAGGACTTCGCCGACGCCGAGCAGACGGTGAAGTGGTGCAAGGGCGTCGAGGAGAAGCTCGAGGCGGCGAAGGAAGCCGCCCTGGCTCAGACCAGCGACATCGACGAGCTCTTCCGCGCGATCGACTCGATTCGCGAGGAGGCCCGCGCGAAGCGCCTGGAGCTCGACAAGCTCGTGAAGGCCCGGAAGCAGCAGATCCGGGACGAGATCGTCGCCCGGGCGAGGGACGACTGGCGCGAGACGGTCGAGCAGATCAACGCTGGCCTCGACGGCGCCCGCCTGCCGGAGATCCCCGTGGACCTCGCCGGCGCCTTGAAGGGCAAGCGCACAGTGGCATCCCTGCGGGACGCAGCAGACACGGAGCTCGCTCGGGCGAAGGCCCAGGCGCACCGGATCGCGGACGGGATCCGCGTCACCCTCAAGGCGATCGACGAGGCCGCCAAGGGCTTCGAGACCCTCTTCCCGGACCGGGCCGTCCTGGCGCTGAAGTCCGAGGAGGACGCCGTCGCCGCGGTGAAGCTCCGGATCCGGGAGCAAGAGGACGAGCAGGAGCGGCGCCGGCAGGCTGCGGCCCGCCGAGCAGCCGAGGAGGAGGCCCGGCAGGCGACCGCGCAGGAGCGCGCACAGGCGGCTCCGGAAGCCCCTCGGCGCGAGAATGACGTGCCTGTCGCGCCGGATCAGGGCGAGGCTTCCCTGCCTCTGGAGGCGCCGCAGAGCGAGGCTCTGGCGTATCCCGGCGAGCGCGCCGTGATCCACTTCGTGTGCGAGCACTTCGGCGTCGATCCCGAAACGGCGATCGACTGGATGGCTCGCGCGGTGGATCGCTACCGGAGGGCGGCGTGATGGGTGCTCACGAGTGGCGACGCGCCTTCACCGTCGGCCGCGCTGCGACGATGACGCGCGAGGAGCGCGAGGACGAGGCCTTCCTCGAGCGCAGGTTGCTCCTGATCAAGCGCACCGCCGAGCGGTTGCAGGAGGAGCAGGCCGGAGATCGCGAGGGACAGGTCGAGGAGTTGACGCTCGATGCTACGTGAGGTCGACCTGGGCGAGCACCTGCAGCTCCGTTGGGGCGTCCTCGAGGAACATTCAGGCCGCAGGCCGCGCCTGCACTCGGCCTCGGCCTGGGCTGCGGAGCGTGAGCGAACCGCGTACCTCCTGCAGCGGCAGAAAGCAGATCGGAGGCTGGGCCAGGTATGAGCACAGACGTAGACCTGATCTGGATGCAGGAAAAGGCGCGGTCGTTCCTCCCGCCGGAGCTTCGACCGCGCTTCGACGAGATCGTGCGGACACGCATGGAGCGCTGCGACGAGGATCCCGTCGCGGCCGCGATCGATCGACTGGGCGAGAAGCTTGATTCGTTGATCGAAGCGGCGAGTCGGCCGCAGTACATGATCCGGGAGGATCCGTCCGGGCCGGTGACGGTCAGGCGCGTCGTGGACTGGCTGACGAAACCCCAGGAACCGTGATGGCACGCCACGATTGGCCACGTGTCGTCACGGTCTACGCGCAGCCCGCGTCGGGGCCCGGCTGGGGCAACTCCCCGGTGTGGGTCGTGCTTCGAGAGCGCGACGGAACGCTGCGGCAGGAATGCATCCAGCCTGAGGACCAGACGGCTGGGATGCGACACCTGTACCGGATCGCGTCTGAAGTGCATCGGCAGATGGTCAGAGAGGCACGCGTGGCGCTGAAAGGAGAAGGCGCGTGACCATGCAGCGATCAGCAGAGATCTCCGCGTGCGGACGATACCGCTATCGGCTTGACCGTCAATGGAGACCGAGCTCTCGGACGTGTGTGTTCGTGATGCTGAATCCATCTACCGCGGATGCTGAGCAGGACGACCCGACGATCCGCAGGTGTTTCGGATTCGCCACTCAGTGGGGGTGCGGCCGATTGGTCGTCGTCAATCTGTTCGGCCTCCGAGCGACGAACCCACGCGAACTCTACAGCTCCAGTATCGACCCAATCGGACCCGAGAACGACAACCACCTCCTGCGGGCGGCGGAGGAGACCTGGGACGTCGACGAATCATCGTGCGGCATTGTCGTCTGCGCCTGGGGGAACCATGGAGCGCTCCATGGCCGCGGCGACCACGTCCGCCGGTTGTTGGAGCGCGAACACTTCACTCCACGCGTACTGCGGCTGACGGCGGCCGGACAGCCGTCTCACCCACTGTATCTGCCGAGAACGCTCACCCCGAATCCATGGACAGGAGAGGAAGCCCGATGAGGAAAAGCCTGGTAGTCGCAGCGTTGATTGCGCTGCCCGGCTGCGAGCCGGCGGGGCCAGACGGAGCTACGCAGCATCGGCTCTTTCTCGAGTGCATGAGCTCGGTCGTCCAGGAGCGCTCGAGCACGCACGAGGACCATTGGAACCGTCTCGTGGATGCTTGCCGCGCCTACTCGTACGGGGTCGCGGGGCGGATACGGGAGACCGGCACCCCACACGAGAAAGCGCCGGGCGAGGAGTCCATGCCCCGCCCGGCGCCTGGAGGTGCCTCGTGATCAGAGGCAGG